AAAGCAACTACACAAGCTAATAGATTACTTAAAGATTTTGACTGGTTAATACAGCGCAAAGTTACTGCTGATACAGCCATACCTTCAGATGTAATTTCTTATATGGCAAATATTAGAACTGACCATAAAAATATCTGTGATGCTATTGATGGTGCTAGTGATATGGATGCGTTTATTGCATTGCATAACGATACTTATAAAACTGTAGATGATGAACAAGTAGTAGATGTTGTTGCTAGAGTTAATCGTTGGACAGACGATAAAGATATAAAAGATTATAGACGTTAAAATTTATTTTAAAATAAGAAAAGGTGTGTTATTATGGTTAAAGAAAATGCAATGGAGATTGCTCTTAAAGCTCTTAAAAAAATAGAGAGACATGAGAGAGAATGTAGTCTTCGTTGGACAGAAGCAACTATAGAATTAAAAGGTATTAGAAAAGAAGCTTCTCGTAATACGCAAAGATGGGAAAGACTAGCATGGCTAGTTTGTGGAACACTAATAACAGCAATATTTGCTGTATTGATTAAAGGAAACTTCTAATGTCATCAACATATACAACAAGATTAAGACTTGAAAAACAAGGGGATGGAGAAAATCCTAATACATGGGGTCAAAAACTTAATCAAAGTGTTATTGATCTGGTAGATGATTCTATTGCTGGGTATGTAACTGTTTCTTCTAATTCTGCTGATATCACTTTAACAACTGGTAATAGTTCTGCTGATGAATCTAGAAATAGTATGATCCAAGTGAATGGAGTTTTATCTCAAAATATTGATGTTATCATACCCGGACAAGAAAAATCTTATATAGGATTTAATAATACTTCAGGATCATATACAGTTACATTTAAAACTGCTGCAGGAACTGGAATTTCTTTACCTCAAGGAGGAACAGGAGTTCTAGTATCTGATGGAGTTAGTGTATTTGGAGTAGATGGAACAGGGCTTGGAGCAAAGAATTTATTTACTGTTAGTGCTACTAATGTAGGAGTAGCATTTATAACTGCTGGTACTACTGCTGCTACACGAGATACAATCGGAATGGATTCCACTTATGTAAGTGCTGGAGCAATACAAACAAGTGCTGTGGATGATACACATATAATTACAGTAGGAGAAAAAGCAATGGCTAATGCAATCGGACAAAGAGTTGTTTCAACAACAGGTCCTACAAGTGCCACTGATAAAGGATCATTATCTAATTTATACACTGGTGATTTATGGTATAGAACAACAGCATTTTCATAGGATAACGTAATGGCTGCAAATAATTATTACTGGAATGGAAGTGCATGGGTAAAAGTTTCAAAAGCTTATTACTGGAATGGTAGTGCATGGAAAGTTGTTAATAATACGTACTACTGGAATGGTAGTGCATGGTTAGAAGCATTTACACAGGGATTTGTATTTTCTAAAACTTTTTCAGGAACTACTACAAATTTTAATACTGCTAATGAAGCAACAGCACAAGGATGGAATGGAACAGATATTGTGATAGGTACTTTAACTTTATCAAGTTCAGCTATTATTAGAAGTAATAGTATAAGTACTTATGCGTTTGAAACTACTGGATTAGTAGCTGGTTCTACTATAAATCTTACATTAGATAGTGGAACTTACATTGTAGGGCAAGGTGGAAAAGGTGCTATAGGTGCATTCTCTAGTACTATTCCATATCCAGATGCTGGATATAATAATGGACAACCGGGTGGACCTGCTATGAATGTTATTAGTGGTGTTACTTTAAACCTTACCAACAATAGCACCATCGGAGGAGGTGGTGGTGGAGGTGGAGGTGGAAATGGAGGAGAAGCTTTTCCTTCATACGGAAGTTTCCAAGGAGGTTCTGGAGGTGGTGGAGCTGGATATGGAGAAGGTGGTCCTGTGAATCCCGGACAAGCTAGTGCATACGTATCTGGACCTGCAGGTAATGCTGGAACTTTAACTGCTGGTGGAGCTGGAGTTGGTACTATTAATACTCATAGTTCTTTTGGAGGAACAGGTGGTAATGGTGGATCTTTAGGTAGTGCTGGTGTTAATGCTGTAAATGGTGGTAGTGCACCATATGGGATGTATAGTACTGCTGGATCTGGTGGAGCAGCTGGTGTAGCTATTAATGGATGGTCAAATGTAACTGTAACTACGGAAGGTACAATTTTAGGATCAAAGGATAACTAATGGCAGTTGATTCAATTACATCAAGGTTAAATTTTAAACCCGGATTTCATAGAGAATCTACACGTTATGCTGAAGAAGGTTCATGGTATGATGGAAATCGTGTACGCTTCAGAGAAGGTAAACCTGAAAATATGCGTGGTTATGCTCAAAGAGTTACTACTGCATTTGATGGTACAGCTCGTGATCTTATCACATGGGCTGATAATGATACTAAAAGACATATTATGTTTGGAACAGAAAAGAAACTTTATTCTTATGATGGTGATAATAATATTGATATAACTCCTCTAGTTAGTTCAGTAGCTTTAACAAGTGCATTTGCAACTACAGATGGATCAACAAGAATTTATGTTTCAGCTGCAGGTCATAATTTAAGTCAAGGAGATTTTATTACTTTTACCTCTTCTAAAAATACTATAGGAGGAACTGTTGATCTTACTAATCAAGTATGTTCTGTTTCTATTATTAATATTAATTCTTTTGCCATAGAAGTTTCTACTGCTGCAGATGCAACGGAAACTTCTGTAGGAACAGCTGATATGAGTTATCTTTTACCCACAGGTAATACCAATGCTATACAAGGATTAGGGTATGGTGCTGCTATATATCAAGCAACTATTTCAACAACAGGATATCGTGCATGGAATGAACCTGCATCAGCTTCAGGTATTAGCTTTGGAATAACGCAATGGTCTTTAGATACATGGGGTGAAGATGTTCTTATGAATAGAAAAGGTGGAAAGATTTATTATTATGATACAGATGTTTCTACTGCACCTACTCGTGGTACAGTTGTTACAGCATCTCCAACAGTTACTGATAGCATTCTTGTATCTCCTAATGATCGTCATGTGATTGCTTTTGGTTCTACTGAATTTGGAACAGGAACTTATAATCCTTTACTAGTTAGATGGAGTGATCAGGAAGATTATAATAACTGGACTCCAGCTGTCTCTACTACATCAGGGGAAACTATATTAACAGATGGTTCCAGAATTGTAGCTGGTGTTCGTTCTAAAAATATTATTGGTGTTTTTACTGATAATGCTTTATATGGTATGCAATTTGTTGGTCCTCCTTTTATATTTAATTTTAGACAATTAGGTACAGCATGTGGATTAGTTTCTCAACATGGAGCTGTAGACATAGATGGAAGATTAGTGTGGATGGGTGATAATAATTTCTTCCTCTTTGATGGACAAGTAAGAAATCTTCCCTGTACAGTTCGTAGATATATTTATGATTCATTTAATACATCTCAAAAAGATAAAGTTTATGCAGGAATTAATTCAGAATTTAAAGAAGTTATATGGTTATATCCTTCTGCATCTTCAGATGAATGTGATAGTTATGTAATATGGAATTATGCAAATAATACATGGGTATATGGAACTATACTTTATACTACATTCCAAGATAGAACAGTTTATGATAATACGATAGCAACAAGTAATACTTCATATTTATATAATAATGAACCAGAGGATGTCTATAGTGGAGATGGTAATAGTTTAACAGCTTATGTAGAATCTGCAGATTTTGATATTGATGATGGACATAAGATGATGTTTATAGATAAAATTATTCCTGACTTTACAATTAATGATGGTAATATTACTATGAGTATTAAGACTAAACAATATCCTGCAGGACCTTTAACAGAAAAAGGACCTTTTAATATTACTGCTGAAACACAACGAATTAATATGAGAGCCAGAGGTAGACAAGCAAGGGTAAGAGTATCTTCTTATACTAATAATACTTACTGGAGATATGGTGCTGTTCGTCTGGATCTTAAACCTGATGGACAAGCATAATGGCAAGATATCCAGAAATACCTATAGCATATGATATTAAGAATGAAGAGGTACAAAAAGCATATGATGAGTTATCAAGATGGGCAGCAACTTTAGTATTAGAGTTAGATACAAGAGATGCACAGGTAGATAATACACCATCTACAAATATTTACAGTGTTGTAACTGTAAGTACTATTGGATTACCTAGAGCTGGCGATATAGCATATAGTGCTAGTACAGGTAAATTTAAAGGATATGTAAGTACAGCAGGAACACAGGCATGGGAGAATCTTAATTGAGAACCTTTGCAAAATCAAGCATTACACTATATAATGTTTATAATTAGGGAGTAATAATGTGACAAAAAGACCTATGGGAAATCCAACAACAGCAATGCGTGATGCACCTATGTCAGGATTAGCTAATCTTATGGCAATGAAGGGTAGAGACAATGATAGTATGCTTGTCCATCTTAGTCCTTCAGAGGTAAGTAATTTAAATAAACTCTCTGGTAATACCATGACTATTAATCCTCATACAGGATTACCAGAAGGTAGGTCACGTCTTCTTGAAGCAGTTCTTCCAGCTTTATTAAGTATTGGTGTAGGTATAGCTACAGGTGGTGCAAGTATTCCAGCTCAAATGGCAGCACAAGCAGCAGCAGGTTATGGTGGAGCACGATTAATGGGTAAAGAACATGATGAAGCTTTAACAAGTGGTGCAATTAGTGGAGTAACTGCAGGATTATTTGGTGGTACTGGTTCAGATGCATTAGCTGGTGGAAGAGAACTTGGTAGAGAAGCAACAAAAGGAACACTTAAATCTACAGTACCTGCAGGTTTACAACATGTAGTAAAAGATACAACAGGTGCTATGGCAAAGGATCTAATAGCTAGAGGAGGAACTGACGCAGCTAGTAAAGCATTAGCAAAAGTAGCAGAAGAAGATTTAAAAAAACGTGCTATAGCTCAAGCAGCTGGAGGCTTTAATCCTTGGTTGGCATCATCAGGAGATGTCTTTGGAGAAATAGCTGCTAGAAGAGTAGGTGAAGGAGCAGCACAAGAAAGTTATAAAAGTATATTAGGCAGTCCAGAAATTTATAAACCTTTAATTACCCATACAGCAGCACGAACTGGATTAAATGCATTAACAGATCAAATGAGAGCTGATGCCAATAGATCAAGAGATCTTTCTGGACCTCCTTCAGCAACAGGAGAATTATGGAGTCAACCTTATAACTTTGATTTACAAGGACCTTATAGTCAACAAGATATAACAGGAGCTTACTTGGGTGATAACGTAACACCACTAAATTTTTATAATCAAGGATATGCAAAAGGGGGAGGATCAGTACAACAAATGTCAACTGGTGGAGATATTGCTAAATTTATTTCTCCTCTTTATGGATTAGTAAGTTTATTAAATAAGAATAAAAAAGAAAAAGAGCCAACACCTATAACAAATAATTATTATGGTACAGGTCCTGATGGACAGCCTATGTTAATGGATGGTCCTCCACAACAAATACATTTAGGACATTCAATACCACAGCAAATGGCATTTGGAGGTAAACTTGGTAAAGCATTAGGTATAGGTGGTGGTAGTGGTAGTGTTAGTGCTTCATCACAAGGTGGTCCAAGAGGATCAAGTCAAGGTGGTAAAGGTTCAGGATTCTTTAGAGAAATGTTACAAAAGCCTGAAGTCATTGCATTATTACAACAAGGACAAGAACAACCTGAACAAAAAATGGCAGGTGGTGGACCTATAGATAAGGTACGAGAGTGGGCAGGGGATATTAAAGGAAAATACTTTAGGTCTCCACTACTAAAGTCAATACATAAAAGGTTTAATGAGATGGGTATGTTAGATGATGAACAGTATGCTAGGACTCAAGGATATGCAGGTGGTGGTATGATGGGTGACATTCCTCCTGAAATGTTAGAGCTGTTAAAAGCTCAAGCATCTGCACCAGCACCAAAAGCTTATGATCAACTTGCTTCATTAGGTCAAAATCCTATGCAACAAATGCAAGAAGGAGGTCTTACTGGAGCTGCTGAAGCATCTGGTTCCATGATGCCAGCCTTACAACCTTTACTGCAAGTAGCATCAGAAGAAGCATTACAAGCTGTGGCTCAACCAAGATCATATGCACAGGGAGGTCAACCATTTGAAGGAAGAGTAGAAGGAAAAGGAGATGGTATGTCTGATCAGATACCCTTTAATATAGAAGGACAACAACCAGCATTATTATCAAGAGATGAATATGTTATTCCAGCAGATGTGGTAGCAATGGTAGGAGATGGATCAAGTAATGCAGGAGCTGATCAGTTTGATAATTTTATTGGTGATATAAGAACCATGAAGTATGGTAGACAGGTACAACCAAGGGAGCTAAATCAAGGATTGGGATCTTTACTTGGAGTAGCATAAATGTATAAAGTAAGTTTAGTTCCAGCAAATGCTGTAACAAATGTGTGGGATAAGATTGAAGAATTAGTAGATAAAGTTATACCTTATACCTACGGAAGAATGATAGCTGCAGATGTATTACATAATCTTATTATTAATCATTATCATCTGTGGATCATTGAAAAAGAGGATACAATAAAAGCAATAGCTATTACAGAATTTATGAAGTATCCTAGAAAGACTGTGTTGTTAATTAACTTTATCTCTGGAGATAAGTTATCAGAATGGATAGAAGAATTAGATAGAGTTTTAGTAAAGTTTAGTAAAGAAACAGGATGTGATTTTCTTGAAGCTTGTGGGAGAATAGGTTGGGAAAGAAAAGTTACAAGACTGGGATGGAAAAAGAAATTTACAATAGTGGAGAAACATTATGATGATGAATGAAGGAATGTGGAATGATAATCCACTTGATCCTTGGACTGAAGAAGAAGAACACCTTTCTAAAATGGGTGTTATATCTTTTGGTAAAGGAGGAGGAGGTCAACCTGCACATACTACCCAACAAACGACATCAGAATACCCAACAGAATTAAAACCATTTATAAAAGATATTTTTGGTAAAGCTAAAGGTATTGAAGAAGCAAGAACTGAAGCTGGATATCAAGCATATCCTGCTCCACGTATTGCTGGCTTTACACCAGATCAGGAAGCAGCCTTTACAGGAATTAGAGAAGCACAGGGATTATCAACTCCATTTTATGGAGGAGCTACAGCTTTAACTCAACGAGCTACTAGAGATTTTACTCCACAATTAACACAACAATATATGTCTCCTTATGCACAGAATGTTATTGATATAGAACAACGTGAACTTGGTAGAAGAGGTGATGTAGAACGTCAACGTATAGGAGCACAAGCTGTAGGTGCAGGAGGATTTGGTGGTTCAAGACAAGCAATTCTTGAAGCAGAACAAATGCGTAATCAAGGACAACAAGCTGCTGATATACAGACAAAGGGATTACAAAGTGCATTCCAATCTGCTCAACAAGCTATTGCTCAACAACGACAAGCTGATCTTGCAGGTGCTGGACAAATGGCTCAACTGGGATCACAGGTTCCCGGACAAAGATTTAAAGAATTAGGAGCATTAGCTGGTCTAGGTGCTGCTGAACAGACACAACGACAACGTGCACTTGATTTAGGTTATCAACAATTTAAAGATGAATATAATTATCCAATGCAAACTTTACAGGATTATTCTTCTGTTCTTAGAGGATTTCCTTTACAAGCTTCACAAAATATTAACAAGGTTGCTTATAGTCCTGTTGCTCCATTGTCAAGTCAACTTTTAGGAGCAGGTAGTGGTGCTGTGGGAATGGCTGGTATGGCTGGATTGTTTGGTGCTAGTGGTGGACATGTTGCAAAATTACAACAAGGTGGTCTTGCAAGTATGTATGCTCCTAGTAATAGAGTAAGATTTGGTAAGACTAATTATCAGGATGGAGAAGAGGAGGGTCCAGTTGGATGGCGTGAATCTCCTTTAAATAAATTATTATCTGAATTTCAACCATCTAATATAATGGAGACTATTTATAGCATAGGAGCTTTACCTATTCAAGGAGCAGGTTGGCTTGCAGGTCAAGACTGGGATCCTAAATGGGGTGAACTTACTGAAAGAATTATTGGTGAAGAAGCTACAACACAAATGAAAGAAGCAGAGCCACGTCTACGACTTCCGGGTAGTACAGTTGAAAATGAAATGATAGCAGAAGCAATAGCTCAAGAGGAAGCAGAGAAAGATAAAAAGAAAGCAGAGGAAGACGCTAAAAAAGCTGCAAAGGAAGAAGCTAAAAAGAAAGTAGAAGACGAAATAGCTGCTAAAGATGCTGAACGTATAGAGAGAAAAGAAAGAATTGCTAAATGGGCTCCTTGGTTAGCAGGTGCTAGAGGAATTGCTGAATCTGAAACTCCTCTTGGTGCCCTTCTAGGTATAGGTGAAACATATGGTAAATCTGAATTGTCTATTGATGCAGCCAAAGATGCAGAAACTGCACGTAGAGCTGGTATAAGATCAGCTGCTTTAGCAGATGCTGAAACATTATCTAAGATTATACAAAATACATCTGGTCAAGAACAGCTTACTGCTATGGCTACACTCTCACAAAGTCCATA